TGAACAATGTCAAAACAAGATAAGATTACACATGCAGTGTATTTCACACTTCATGCAATTACAATTGCTATACTATTAATTAAGTAATACAATGGCGAGTAGCTCAGTTGGCAGAGCAAGGGACTGTTAATCCCTGGGTCGTAGGTTCAAGCCCTACCTCGCCAGCCATGTTTATTATTGATAACTATGTACCTATAGAAGAACAGTCGTATCTTTACGATTACTTTACTAATCCTAAAGTTCCTTACCGCTTCTATCGCAGCCATATTTACCACGAAGATGCTAAGTGGTCACATGCACCAATGCAGATGTCTCATCACCTGTATGAGTCGGAATCAGATATTGCCTCAACTCATCTACCAGCAATCCAGAAGCTTGTAGGTAATCTAGCAGATAAGTTTGGAAATATCAACCTATTGCGGGCTAAAGTTAATGTTACTTCCCCTTACCCCCCGATGATGCACTATGAGCCTCAAGTTCCTCATGTTGATTTAGAGTACGATAATGGCGAGCCCGTTGACCACAAAGTTCTTCTATATTACATAAATGACTCAGATGGACCAACTTACTTTTTTAACGAAGCACACGAGCTCCAAGACACCGTATATCCAAAGCCAGGGCGAGCTATCATCTTTGACGGTAGCAACATCCATGCCGCTTCAAATCCCGTTCGCTCTCCGTTTAGGATGGTTGTCAATATTGACTTCCAAACATACAGATGAATTATTTTTTTTGGATATGGTGGTTATTTGAATTATGCCTGCTATTCTTAGCGGATATGGCATATTACATTCTTGGATTAATCTTATTGTGGTGGGTGGCAAAAATCGGACTAAGCCAAAGGCATCGTCAGAAATCCCTTACCAGGCATAGAGTTCGCAATAGCTTTCGCAAGTCTTTTGACGAGTGACTACTTCTTCTTGGAAAAGGATTCTCGCTTAGCGAGCAGAGCGTCAAAGTCTTTGATCTTGGTTTCGCCCATGTATCCCCAGGCATAACCTTCTTCAATGAGTTGTTCGTTGATTGACTTGGCAGCCCCATCAAGATATACCCAACCCAGAATGCGCCCGTACTTTTCCGAGCTGTCTGGCTTTTCTGTTTTGATCACTACATCTTTGGCGGCATCAATTGATTTCTTGAGCTTCTCTTTTACCTCAAGCCCCAGAACCTTCTCTCGTGCGTCTTTTGTGCGAGATTCAGGGGTATCAATTCCCGCCAGTCTAACTCTTTGCGTATAGGAGATGTCAAACCCCAAATCAATGTCCACATCAATTGTATCTCCGTCAACAATCTTCAAAACCTTCTTCACACGATATTCGTACATCTTTACATTATACCACGGTGGCTCCGAAAGTACTAAGAACCAAACCTTACCTGCTTTTGTTTGTGAGTTTAAGGTTCAATGAAAATACACTCGCCAGGGCATTCCTCGGCGGCTTCAATGACATCTTCCAGCCGATCATCGGCAAAAGAAGCTAAGCCAGCTGCGCCTTCGGGGTTTCCCACAGAGGAAGCAAATATTTTGTCTCCTTCTCGTACATATGCTAAACCATCGGGCATCATCGTAAACACATCGGGTGCTATCTCGGCGCACAGACCATCTCCAGTACATAAGTCTTGATCAATCCAAACTCTCACAATAGGAAGTATACCATTCTTACGCTATAATGGGAACATGCCACAATACAACTATCGCTGTTCTAATGGGCATACTCATGAAGAGTTTAGATCCATTCTGGAAGATAGTAAAACAGATGTTTGCCCCGAATGCAACGCTACGCTAAAACAAATCTATTCCCCGCCGATGATAGAACTCAAAGGCAGTGGATTTTACCGTAACTCTAAGAAGTGATATAATACTTATGGCACCCTAAAAGTGTCAAGCGGCAATCGTGATCTGCACTATCACCAGAGCAGAACGAATTTCGCTATCTTAGGACCGTTATAGTAACCATCCGCAAGGATGTTAACACACTGAGAAGAAAGAGAGACCGCCCGCAAAGCGGTCTCTTTTCTATTCTCCCGCATTTTAAACCAACTCCCGCCCATTTCCCGCCCACGCCATTTTTTAGAAAAATTGAGTATATATTCCAAGAGTGTTATGCATCTCTCAGGAGGGGTGGGCGAACCTATGTTCGGTAGGGTCAATGGGGTCTAGTCCGAAATTGGTCATTATGCGGATTTTTTCTTGGTCATTATGCGGATTTTTTTTCCGTCATTATCTAAGCCTTATTCCATAAGGGTTTTATAGGATTGGGTTATTCGTTGGGTGCTTGAATTGGTTAGCCATTGAACTATGCTTTAGTTATCGGGATGAACGAACGATTTCCGATAGGAGATAAGGAACATGGCAACCAAGATAAGCACCGCCAAGGCGGTAGAGAAATACAACATTCAAGCGGGAAAAAATCAACACCGCCCAATCGCTACCCAAGCGGTAGAGACAGTGAAGGGAAAATCCAAGGTTCACAAATTGGAAGCGTTTTGGTCAATGATTGACAACACCGCCAAGGCTACGAAAAAATGTCCACACCCAACACTACGAACCAACGGTGAAGCCCGTAGGCGTTGGTGTGCCGATAACAATATGCCCGTAGTGTTCGTGAACACCATTGCGGACAGGGTAGGTAGTCGCTGTGAAAATGTTGTCCGTGAGAAATTGGCGGTGTTAGCAATGATTAGCACCTACGCCGAAAAAATCGGATATGTTCGGGTATTGGACAGCAACACCGCCCAAGCCGAACCCAATCACCCAATGATCAATGCGGTGTACCTCTACAAGATGTAGACCGTTGGGGAGGGGAGAAATCCTCTCCCCAAAACCCCCTCCCAACCATAGAGCCCCCATACAGTCTCTTTAGTGAATGATTACAGCACCTTTATAAACAACCAACAACAAGGAGAATACCAATGAATACACAGACAAGACCAAATATCCGCATGAAGGGCATGCCCGTAGCGGTAGTACAGACAGGACATATCCTCACCATATGGGTCGCCAGCCCAACGGGTGATAGTTCAGACAGTCACTTATTCACCATGCCATGTGTCAATGAGGCACAAGCCGAGACCATCATGCAGACATGGCTACAAGTATGGGGGCTCGTATGAATTGGTTCGGACTGTTCACCATGTTCCTCATGGTGACATCAGTAATCGTATGGTTCGCATACGAGGCAGGCTACAATAAAGCCATAAAAGATGTCACTATGTCCAAAACATGGTTAGACCTAAACAATAGAAAATAATCTCCATCCAAAAAGAACCCCCTGAGAAATCGGGGGGTTCTCTCCTTTACACCATGCCCACCATAGACGGTACACTCCGTATCTTTAGTGAATGTTTTTATGATGCTTTTACATGAGTGTAAGTTTACAAGAAAGGAACTTACATCCATGTAAGTTTTCAGGCGGGTGGAGCTGCACACGCAGGTAGCAGACGCACCCGCCGAGGCATACATGGTACATGTACCATTTTTAGTACATAAATGTAATCGCAATGTTGCTTTATCGCAACAACAGTGTTACCAATTCACAACAACAGTGTTGTGTTTATGCAACAGTGCATACAAAAAAAATACGGGGCATCTCTGCCCCGTACCTTTTTGCTTTTTGTTTTGTTTACTTGCGATACAACAAAACTTTGTAAGCGTCTGGGTTACTCTCATCACTTGCAAGTGTTGTACCATTTACGGCATATCGTGCATACCCAACATTTGCAAGCTTTGCATCAAACTCTACAAGTGAGAGCATAATTGCAAGCACTGCCAACTCTGGGCGCATAACGCCTTTTTCATTTAGTTTTGACTTGCGAGCGCATACTTCATACTGCAAAACACTTACGCCATGAGTGAGCGCATGCATGCGAGCATTGTCACCTAGTGGAAGTTTTGGCATGTCGTATGCCTTGTACATTGCAATTGCAAGTTCGGTATGGTCTGCATACTGTCTTACCCTTGCTTTGCTTGCCTTTGTATTGTGCTTTGCCATCTTTGCAATGAGCGCACTAGCCCGTTGCTTTGGCGTTTGCTTTGTTGCCATGTCCTTGCCTTTCTGTAAGTGTGCCCCGTTTGGCACTGATGTAAGACTACACCCAATATGAGAAAACAACTCAAAAATAGCGTTACAATTTGATGACAATTTAGTTACAAAATAACCTAAAGAATGTCACAAAACTTACACCAAACCCAAACCCAAAAACTCACCAGACGCATCAGGAGCCTCTTACAGCCGTGTAAGATTACACGAAGAAAACTTTATGAGGGGCTTCCAGGGAACCTTCTGGGTGGGCGTAAGGTGCTCCGCACTCAACCTTACGCCCATGTAAGTTTACACCGTTGAGACTTTATGTTTAGTGTACATTTTGTATGTAAGTTTACAGCTATGTAACTTTATGAGAATGTATTTAGGGGATAACTTACACAAGGTCTGGAATAGGGTCAAATTAGCCCGAAATCTAATGCTTGCAATTGGGTTGGGCATGGGGTAGGGTTGAGCGTAGCGAAACAAGTCGCACCTAAACGAAAGGCAAAACTTACACCATGTCCTACCTAACCTGTAAGATTAGGAACCGCATAAATTACCGAGATGATCTACCGCATGAATATATGTTCATTGGTACAGATACAACCGAGACACAACACGGGAAATATACGATCACTCAAATACACGCAACTTGTAAATATTGCGGGATACTGAACACCACGACACAAATTGAAGATAGCGAACATTCATATTCATCAACTTTGGGCGAGACCCAAAACTAACACGGGAGAAAACTTACAATGAACACTTACGAAGTATCCTGGCAATTTGAGCAAGGCGATGCAGAATGGGCAGATAGTTATCTGTACTATGCCAATAGCGTTGAGGAACTAGGCAAAATTTTGCGCTCTATCAAAAATTCCAATTCAACATGGAATGGCAAGCACGATGAAGACGAACCTGACATGAGTGTAATTTTTGCACAAATTCTAGATGATGATCTAGATGACGCAGATGACCGAGACATTACAGATGAACTACCCGAAGATATTCTTGCTGACTAAAGTTACACAACCGCAAACTTACACGGAAAGGCAAATAGTGATATGAGAAAATATACCCCGCTTTTCAGAGAAGGTCAATGGAAGGAAACCTTGAAAGAGAATTCATTTCTTATTTTCGTTATTATTCTTTGGATAAGTGCATTTGTTTCTGTGACTTTCCGAGAACCGAACACCAGTCGTTGTGAAATCGCACCTAGTTACTGTGAAGATGTGTACGAAGAAGACTACTTTCATTACGAACCTAGAGGATAAACAATGAATTCTAAACTTACAGGAGTGTAATAATGAACATACTAAAAATAATCTACGGTGTCCTTATTCTTTGGTCATGGATAATCTTGCCAGTAGCGTTAGCGTGGTATATGGAAAGAGAGTAAACTTACAAGCAAGTAAGATAAGCCCCCGCCAAAAGCGGGGGTTTTTCTTTGCCTGTCTAAACTTACACAGCTGTAAGTTTACAGGCAGGTGTAACTTTTATGCCCTGCAAAAGTTACACCTGTGTAAGTTTGCACCGTTGTAAGTTAAGATTTAGTACATGGTTGTAAGTTAACTGAACATATCTTTATGATGTGAGAAAACTAACACTTGTGTAAGAGAACACGCATGTACTTTATGGAGCCCGCAAACTAACGCACCTGTAAGTTAAGGAATAGGTTGTGTAAGTTATCAAAAGTTGCTGTAAGTTTAGGGAAAAGGGTATCTGTAACCAGACTGTAACATTCCCTCTGATATATCTCATATGGGCATTGAGTTTCCCGACATTGTTACAAAATGATTACCTTGTGTTTGTGTTTGGGTTCCGATATTGTTTCTCTTATCAAGCAATAACGCTTGGTACTAACGAAAGGCAAGGAAATGGAATTTGAAGTAATTGAAGAGTCAGCGATGGAATTCGTTCCTCGTGGTCGTCAGAGTCTCGTTCCCCAGGAATTGGTGAACGCATTGCAGAAGTTGGGTAAGGGCAAGGCTCTTAAACTTACAGGCATGCAAGTTAACCCAACTGCCAAGACTTTCAAGACTGACAAGGCACGAATCAGTGCAACACTCCGCCAAGCCGCAAAACAGGCAAAGTGTGAGGTTCACATTCGCTGGAGCGTCAATGGCACTCCACAATTGGTAAAGAAGTAATTCACCCCCGAATTACTTCCGTGTAAGTTACACTTAACTTACACGCCTGTAAGGGAGCGGTAGCCTTCGGGCTACCGCTTTCTTACGCTCTAGTAAACTTACATGAGCGTAAACTTACACGGAGCTTGAGGGCGGGTGTAAGTTTAGTGCACTCCTAAACTTACACCCGCTGTAAGATTACACATATGTAAGCTAAGTTTAGTATGTTTATGTAAGTTTACAGTCATGTACTTTATGTAATCCAAATACCAATGTAAGTTTACACCGAACACCTTTATGGGCAGCCCCGTGTAAGTTTTCTGAATTGGCTTGTAAGTTATCAAAACCTTGATAAAGGTTAGATATATCACTAAAACCCATATGCAATAAGGGTTTTATCGGGGTTAGGTAGTATCAATGGGTTAGGGCTTGGACTAATCTGAGTGTTGTCAAAGCAATACCGCAATGACAACCGCTTAGGCGGTCTAAACTTACAGGAGAGGTAATTATGGACTTTGAGTTCATTGACGAAGGGGATATGGATTTCGTACCCCGTGGGCGTAGGTCATCCGTACCTGCCGAACTGGTGACAGCCATTGCCAAATTGGGCAAGGGCAAAGCCATCCGCGTGTCATCCATGAAGGTGGATGTCACCAAGCCAACCGCAAAGACCGACAAGGCTCGGGTCTCGGCAACCATCCGCCAAGCAGGCGCACAAGCAAAGACTAAGGTCACGATTGCTTGGTCGCTTGACGGGACACCACAGGTACTGCGTAAGTAACCCCAAACTTACAGACCTGTAAGAGAAGCCCGCTGTTCGCAGCGGGCTTCTTTTATCTTACCCTTGTGTAAGCTTACACACCAGTAAGTTATGGGCGGGTGTAATCTTACATTTTTGTAAGATTACACCCGTGTAAACTTACACCACTTCCTTATCTAATTGAGTATGTATTTTCTAATCCAAATCAGAACCTTTATCCTAATCCTATTTTCAATACTAACTTTATGGAAGCGTAAGGTTACAACCCTGTAAGATTACAGTCCTGTAAGCTTACACCGCTGGAGATAAATAAAAAGGTAAAGGCTTACCTATGCTTTTAGATAAACCTTTACCTTTATGAGGGGTCTTTTACCCAACTTATATTTTTGGGGATTACATCATTGTAATTTGTATCTAGTACTAGAGTAGATACCTAACCTGTTGGTCACACCTAATCATTCCCCGATTTCAATTACAAATTCTTGGACATGATCTTTCACTAATATCCTTGTGATATATCACACTAAAGTTTTGATGAGTATGTTCATTTAATTTTTGGGGAATATATACATTAATGTATTCAGAACCTTTATAGGGGGTCATATAGGGTCTCATTCTATGTCGCATACAAAAATCCTAAGGAAATAGGGTATATTTCCCTTATTTTATATGGTTTTACTATAAAACACCTATGTATTTAATAGATTCTACACCTTTATTGAGCGCTTTTCACAACAATTTAGGTATACGGGTAGGTATACGGTATGCTATTCAAGGGCTAATCCCTATCTAATAGCTGTCCACCATTCATCTTCCTTATCTTGATCTACTCCAGGTAATTGGTCTACCTTAGATTCAATCCTATTCAGACGATGAATGAGTTTCCTTTCTCTGAGGTAATCCTCTAGTATCTCTATCATAGTAACCAATAGATATACCCCGCCAAATATCATGAAGTATGAGGCAACCATTTTTAGAAACAGATCCGTAGTCATATCCTTATCCCTTCTCAATCGTAAAGTGAACACTATGCCCACCTGGGTTCTCATCCGTAGATACCATATGATCTATAACCTCATCCAGTTCCAATTCTGCATTACATTTCCTACAATAAACCAGAACCTTTTCCCCAGCTTTTAAAACACTCAAAGGGAAGTTCCCATACAATTCCATAACACTATTGGCACTCATGCCCATACCCCATTTCATTCTCATCTAATAACATTTCACACTCATCACAAATATCATAATAAAGCGTACCTGTTTCTATATCCTGAAGGGCTTTTACTCCCGCAATATTTATGCGAGCCATAGCCACTGCATCAGCTTTGTATTTAACCTTAGTCATTTTTTGCCACCTGGTCCTTTTCAATAATTAATTTCATTCGTTCCACTATTTTCTTAACTTCTGTATAATGCCATACTGGTCTATCAACATAGCCTTCTTCTAATTTAGATAGTATCCTAATAACCCATTCCATCTCTTGGCTATTAATCAAGATAATCCTCTTTCCATTGCTGAACAAGAGCTTTGAGGTTATCAAGGATCTTATAGATTTCGCTAAAGTCAGGGTGATCTTTTATCACAACCCCGATCCTGGTATGTTCCATATCCTCAATGAAACCTCTAACAGTTTCTACACCCTTCTCTAATTCTTCAAGGGTTAAATCCATAGCCATTGTCTTAGTTATTCCCTGTTCCATTTATACTCTTCTTTCCATTGAGTTCCGTATTGATCATGCTTTTCAATTGCTCTTCTAACCACATGAATATGAAACTGAATGCCAGCAAACATGCCAACTCCTAATGCCAATATTGTCTTCAACTTAACTCCCTAGTAATAAAATCATAATAAAGATACCGATAATTCCTAACCCAATTCTAACCATTTCAAATGTCATTAAAACTCCTCCTTTTTAAACCCCAATCCGTATGTATTATCGCATTCCATAATACGACTAAACCCATCTCTCATAACCTTAGCTTGATGCGAACCGCAGCAATAGTCTTGATTATACCTACTTAGTTTAGTCGCACAATTAACATAACAACAAATACCAGTATTTAGCTTTGAAACATCAAAACCAATTTCTGATAATTTCTTGATAACTCTGGTTTTTCTTGATTCATTTCTCTTACGATTTATCGCAAGACGAGCTTCAGGATCAACCTTCATCAAAGCTTTTTTCTTTTCGTATTTCACTTTCCTTGACTCTGGACTATATGCCATTTGTTCCCTTTTATATATGATAAAAATATTGTTGATATATTAGTTTTTCCTAATGATAATTATAGCTCTACCTTAGGATACATTCCCATCTCTTTTTCCCCTAGTTTTAGGTCATCTTTGAACCTGGTCAATGTCTGAACATAAGGTCTAGCTGACTCTAAACTCACTAATGATCTACCATCAAATTCATCTAGAATTTCTTTCCTGACATAAACAAAATTCTCTTCCCAATTCTTAGGGTCAATCATATCGTGAATCCTTTGTAGGATAAGTAACATACCCAATGAGTTATCTGTAATCTCCCAATTTTCACAAGATGTTCTTACAGCATCAATCACACTTGGATTATCAATAGTTTGTGATTCTAAATGGTCATCATAAACATCATCATCAATGATATGACCAACGGCACATTTAAGTGTGTCAATAATCGTACCTTGATCATCTCTTATAAAACCACGATAAACGCAATCTCCACTGCTATCCCATGTTTCAGTTTCATAATCAAATACACTCTCTTGTGATTTCTCACCCTGTATCAAAAGGTTTGAAACAATATAATCCATCACTTGCATGTCATTTTCTAAATCACTCAATTGCATAGTCATATTAAAATGCCTCCATTTAGCTCTATTTGGCTCTATTTTCGTTTTTAAAGGTTAAACACCCCAGATATACCTACCTGGGGTGTTTAACAAAGATTAAGCTTTTATATCGGATTGATACTCGGCGTGAATATATTTCCAATATTTATTCAATTCAGCAGTGGTAGCTTCAGATGAATCTATACCGTTAGACACAGTATGCTGATAATTCAAAAGAATATCGGCATAATCATCATCACAACCTAAAGCATCTTTTACCATGCTTCTCCAGTAATGATTATATTTATGGATCACGATACTACCGCTTCTTTCTTAATGTAATACGGTTCACCATCCATATCAGCTAAACAAATTTCTTCATTTAGAATTCTTGTTAATACATCTATTGCTGTAAGGTAATCAATAGTCGTAAAATCAATCATAAGATCTGGGTTATCCCATTCCATACCATATTCATCAGCCTCTTCTAATGATCCATACTCTTCTACTCGCAAATCAGAATATTTATCTGACTCCATATACATCAACCATTTCCAAATAGAAGCACCATCACCATAATAAAGATTTCTACCCTCTTGATATGTGAAACCTAAAAATTCATTTGATGTGCTTTCAAAACCTTGAAGCTGAGCTGAATGATCATCAATTGTCAACCACTTAGGCGCTTTCCATTCATTTGCTATTGCTGTAGCAAATCCTGCAATACAACCCATTGATGTACAATTAAAGATATTTGTACCTTCTTCAATACGAAGAACTCTATTTACATTATATTTACTTGCCAACTCACCATCTTCAAATATATATTCTTCATTTCTATCATCACTTAGCTTACCAATAAAGGCAGCCATATTAAATTTCTTTTGTCCATCAAACTTAATGGCATCAATTACTCTTTGTAGATTTTGCTTATTCATCTCATCTCCTTGTAGTTTCCGTTTGCTGTTTCTTTTAGGTTTGTATAAATAATAACTTGACCTTCATTATCTTCATCAAAAGAACAATTAGGCAAAAGCTTTTCTAACTTATTGCGTAACTTATCTCCATTTATTTTATTCATTCTCAATCCATCCATCATACTCAGTTATAGTTTCTACTATCATGTTGTATATTAAACCCTGGTAATACTCAGTCATATCGTCAAACTCCATAACTACCTTTTCCCATGACTCATTAGTTACTTTTGCATCCATGTCTTCAAATAACTCTTTAGCCCACCATGCAATACAAATTTCTTCATCCTGGTCTAAATAATCATTTAGCATCTTGATTGCTTCTTTTACCGTTGTCATATCAGAATAGTAACGCTTCCTGTACTCTTAGGAAATCCAAAACCTGAAGCCATTTCTCATCACTGAGCGCACCCAAATCAAGGAGGTCTTTTTCCAACTTATCATTAAGCCCAAGATCTGCCAATTCTTTTACACAGGAGACAAACTCAGGTTTGTTTGTTTCAAAATGAGCAATCTTACCTGTAATAGGGTTTCTTACATAAACAAATTGCGCACCCTTACAAGGAATCAATAGGCTATAATTTCCGTTAATAGCTCCTTGAATCAATTGCTCTTGTTCTGTCTTTTTGTCTAGCTTTACTGCAGCCTTTTTAGTTGCCATTAGTTATCTCCAATTTTTCCTGTAGTAGTTGTAACATTCTTGTATCTGTTGCCATAATCTTTTCGTTATCTAATTTGATCCACTCACCCGTACCCATATTGAAAACTGGGGTTGGATAAAATACTTCAACATTTTCAAGATCTAAATCAAAGTTAATCTTGTCATCTTTATCAAGCCATGCTTTTACAATAAAGTGATGTTCTTTTCTATGGATATCTCCATGCTTAATCCCCATCACGATTGTATATCCTTTCAACAGCTTCATGAAATGCAATCAGTTTTTTTGCAACCGCTTCTATTTCTTTCTGATTTAAGATTTCAACAGATTCATTAAATGATTCAACCAATCGCTCGGCATCTGATAAATAGATACCGTCACCTTGATATTCACTTATATACTCTTCATATTTAGTATTGAATACTGTTTTACCATCCATAAAATCAGACTCAGCTTCAACATTATGAAACCAAGTATTGTCAGTAGTATCATAACCTAAGATGTAATTATATATTAATGCCATGATTTAATCCTCCATATTCCGTTGAGACTTTAAGAATATTTATATTTTTACCCGATGCTTCATAAGCAACACAAACATCAGACCAACCAGTTTCATATCCAGAATAATATTCAACGCAATCATTATTACCAGAATTATTAATTCTGGTGCTAATGACTAGATACATAACCCAGAAGAGGATTACGCCAAATACAATAGAAATATTTTTTATTCCATTTTTTATACTGGGTAAAATAGAATCACTGAAGCCGTGTTCAAAACAATGAAAAACTATTGCTAATAGTAAGAAAAACCAAAAATACATATCATTTTTTGGTGATATATATGTATTTATCCACACAGGGAACACAAGCAACCACAAACCTATTCGTGTTATCTTTAGTATTTTCATAATTTAACCTGCCTGTATATATTCATTGTCTTCATTAAAGTAACTTTCAAAGTATTCTAATTTTAAAGACCAGCTGTCTGGTTCATATTCATCATGAATATTTTGCAATTCACCTAACATATCGCTATTTACTTTCCAAGTAGTAATTGAACCTCTAATAGCTTTCATAACATCTTCATTACTCGCAGAAAGATTCTCAATCTTTTCTGAATAAAGATCTTCATCTATTAGACAACCAACGGCGCACATCAATACTTTACCGTCTTCTGTTTGTGAACGATATTGACATTGTAATGACCAAGGATCTAATGATCTTTGATTTTGATTTAAAAGATGTTCTTTAACATAGTTAAATACATCATAATCAGTCTTCAATTCTATATTCATGATTACTTATCCTTTCCATATCTAATACTGCTAACAATATCATTAACCCATCTTCTAGTATCTTGTTCAGCAGTTTCTCCAATGAATGCATCTTCCCAAAAATTACCATTTAGCTTATCGGTAATCTCAGCTTTTGAATATGCACCCATAATTCTATGTTTAGAATTTCCGCTATCATATTCACCATCTGCTTGGTAATACACAACTTCAATATCATAGTTATCCCAATTAGTACGCTCATTGTATTGTTCACGATCAACTATGCACCAATCTGAAATCCTAGGATACATATTTATTTGACTTGGCTTAATCATGCGAACACTTCCTTTTCAAATTGTTCTTCTAGTTTCTTTAAACGATATTGCATTTGTGTAGCTGTAAGCGAAACTGTTTGATTACGCTTTACATTCTTAATCCATTGACCTCTTGTAATGGTTGAATGATTAGTTGATAAACCAATATACTTAACCAATTCTTTTGCCTCCAATGGCTTATCTTTGTAAGTATCTTCTTCTTCAACATATTCAGTTGTAAGATATGTGCTATACATTTCTTCACACAATTTCAATCTTGCATACCATTCACTTACATTTTTGTAATTGATTGAGCCAAGTGCAACCATACCACCAGCAAAAATCAAACCTTTAAGGAAAGGTTTTACATCCTTATAAGTATCACCAAACTGAGTGTATTCCGTATACGCTTCGTCAAAGTTATCCTTATACATTGCAATATCTGATATATCATAATTTAATGGCATTTTATCTCTCCTCATTGTTGAATGTTGTAATTGAACTAATTGCTCCATCAAATATGGAGTCAATACTATTTGTTTCTATAAAGCTAACCCCGTCATAATCACCACGATTTGGTAAATAATCACCGTAAGCACTAGACAATAAGTTAACTATGTTCCTGGCTTCTTCTTTTGTTGAATCAAAGGTGCTAACACCTACGACATTTTTATTCTTATAAAATAACGCTGCGTAATTGCTGATATCTGTCATTTAGTTGTTCTCTTCTTTCTGTGTCATTACTTTAAATGCGAATACAAATGCTTCAAAATCCTTGATTTCATCATCTGTTAATGAACATTGATCTCCTTCATCATCTGTTTTTGTATAAATAACATCACCTGAAATGAAATCATCAATTCCTTTTAGGCTGTCTCTTTTCTTGAGAATATTCCAATACCACCACTTACTAGCAAGTTCATTCATTCCCTTATTGAATTTACCTTCTTCATTAACATAATAACCAGTGCTATTGCTAGAGTCAATCGTAACCCATTCAATATAGCCATCTACCTTTTCTTGTAGTTCTTTAAGTGTCATTTTTGTATCTGTATAAATCATTTCTATTTCATTATTTTCTTTAATTAGTATTGCTTTCATCTTTATGAGTCTCCTCTACTTGTGTTTATATATGACAAAAAGAGTTAAGCAGAAAACATTTATGAAGTTTCAATGAACAACCTACTCCATATTTAACATTTCCTAATCAACAAAGGACAGGCAAATGCATATTTTCCTTAACCCGAAAGGTTGGGCTTAGCTTAACTCTTAGCGTATCCGACAGGACTTGAACCTATAACCTAAACATTAGAAGTGTTTTGCTCTATCCAATTGAGCTACGGATACATAAACATATTGGTTAAACTCGGCTTTTGCATATGTTAGACAAATAGTTTTTTCCAGGCTTTAACCAAACCTGTTTTTAATATCAGAGTATAATCAGATATGAGGATTATACATACTATTACAATGACCAAAAAGAATAGCATTTCCTGATATTAAAAAATTGGTATTAGAATATAACCTTATACAAAGGCTATACCAGAATAGTAAAACCGTTCCCACTAGAATTACTATTCTGTTTCTAATACCAAAACTTAAGTTGATGTTCCTTCAGCGTAAAAGATCAGATAATCTTTTGCATAAAGGAACACCAACAATCTTTTAACCAATCTATACTAAAATTGAGTATATTCATTCCCAACTTATAGTTGCAGTTTTAGTCAATAGCTCTTCACCATCAAAATACCATTGCCATAAGCTATTGTCTTCACCGCTCCAATTTATATAGCTTCCAGTTTTTATAAACTTAGCGATTGATTGAAAGAAATACTCTTCAGAGCCAATCTTGGAACTATAACCTAGACCAACTAAATCGCCATTGTCATTGTATTTAATATTTTCAAACCCAAGTTCATGCAAGATATCTTCCATATTCTTACATGTTTCTGGATAATTAGCATCCATCCAACTAAACCATTTAGCTGGATGATAATTCATACCTTCAGGTCTTGGTGAATCGTAACTTACACCTTCAGAGTTCCAACCACCACCACTTTTTAGGTCATCCCTATCATTAAGCTTACACATTGCTTCATAGCAATCCACAAACTTATCTTTAGGAATAAAGATATTTACTTCTGTTGCATCTACATAGTATCCCATAAGATACCCTTTCTATTAGTTAGATATTTTCCAGTTTAGTAGCTTACCTTTTGAATTGTCCATGATATATTTTGCAACGCTTAAGTTGCAATCTAATTCTAATAGACCATTCAAATCTGTACCGCAAACATTTTTAGTTACTGTTTGCCATGAGCTATTTATTTGCAGTAATCCTCTATCAATTGAACCATTCTTATTTAATGTCCAAGTTACTTTACCATTTGCATCAAATTTTGCATTTATTGCTTTTGGATTACATCCACTTTCTCTCCAAGCAATATACGAAAATACCTGCACAGGTAATTTGTATTCTTTGAATTTAGAATGAAATTGAGGACAACGCTTATTCTTATCCGCAGGCACTCTATGATCCAACCAATCAGGTCTATCAATAGCCATTGGCTGAGTGTTTAACTCAACTAAATCAATAACTACTGAATATGAATTTGTATTAACAACATTCATTTCACCACTAGAAGCGTAAGCTATTGTGCCTACGATTCCTATATACATACTTATAATTATACCTATTAAAGAACTTTTTGTCTTCATTTTGCCTCCACAGTTTAGGTTTTGCGATTAGTTCGCATTAGCATAGCTTTAGATGCAAAACGAGGGCAATCTACAAATTTGCTCGCTCGCTTTACAGTAGGTTTTATTTTATAAATATACCTCCATGAGTATAAAAATATTTAATAATGAATTGAAACAGTGTATCAATATTAGCTTTTTTTAAGATTCTTCTTGCTTCAATTTCTCATATACAGATTTTGCAAATGCTTGATGCATACCTGGTATCTTAGCCATTTGTTCTCTGACTTCCAAATTATACATTTCTGCATAAGATGAAAACGCATCTGAAACTGATGAATCAGTCACACTTGCAATAGAAGATAAAAGTATAGCCATATGCATCATGCAACCAAATATTACTCCAGGCATAAATGTTGGGTCATCTTCATTTGTAAATGAATACGATTCCATTAACTCATTTATCATTGAACCATTTGGATTCATATAAGCTGCAAACATTTGAAATGCTATATCGCTATATAATTCATCGTTCACACTCAACTCTTCTCTCATAAAACTCCTAATTGTTTGTGATACATGAAAAACAATATCCTTCTATCATATCACAGATTGATTTAAAATAAAAACTATCAAGCAAGCAGAACAGCAATCACCCCTATGATATAAAGAGGAAACAATATAATTGCTAATGGTATGATGATAATAGCAAATATAGTTGCCAAAAAGCACATCCAAATTATCCAAAGTATTGATTCAAATATTGACATGTATAAAACCTCGCACTTTCATTACGATATTAATGATTTTTTGTTTGCTAACTTTCCTCAAGAAGAGTTTTAATTATCTTGCTCTTATTTTTTTTATCATCTAAAGTTAGCCCTTTATGAACCAATTCATTGAAATATTCCACATTCTTTGTTATCTCTCTATGCGTAGCTGAATGCGGATTATAAAAATGTTCTCTAACATGACCTATTTCATTAGATCCAGTTGTGTATTCAAATATTCTTGCATACCAATTATCTGGCTTAAATCCATGCTGATCTTTACATATTTGACCAGCAATACTTAAAGCCTCTTTAACAGTATTAACAGTATCTACCTGAATAGGCAATCTGAACTCTACAACAAAATAATTACCAAATTTTGGCATTGCTCTCCTTAGTGAATAATACTAATAGTAAAATCTTCAGGTATTTCAATAAAGAACCGTGTGCCATTATCAATTGCAATCGCACATCCAATTCCAGTATCTAATCCGTGAGAATAGATTTTATAAGCTCTTTTACCGATTGACATTATATAACACTCTAGCGGTCTAGACCACTCAATGTTATATTGAATACCACCCAATTCAGAAACACTTTCTATTGGAATATAGATACCATCTTTACCAACCTGAATCAACTCAGGGCGATAAAATTCACACATCATTTTTCCAATTCTTCTGTCAGCCAAATCTCTAAAGCTTCTGCCAGCTATATCACCATCAGTATATCCAGTTTCATAGTGATCATATTCATGAATAACAGTTGCTACTATTTCATTTAGCTCACCATTAAGCGCATGATTTCTGTCAATCAAAATCTGTTTGTCATCTGTGTTTGGATTTATTACAACTCCCAAGTAATGATCTTTTTGTTTAGGCAAAAAGCAAGCAATTGGTTTTTCCAATTGCAATAAGCCTGGCTCAAATCTTGCTGCAATCTCAATTGCTTTGATCAACTTTGGATACTGACTAATATCTTGGTCAATATCATAGTTGATTGAATCTCCAGCAATATCATCAATTGTTTGAACTCCAGCCTTCTTCAATACCCAAAAGAAAAAGCTAGAACTAACCATCTTTGATTCAAGACCTTTTTCTTTAATGAAAGATACATATGCTTGATTTAGAGATTGCTCAGGTGTAATCATAATACAATCCCCACCATAAAGCTCTTCCCAGGCTTCATACCAATTCTTATCTACATCATGCGCTGTACCAGTAAATTCAAACTCAACATAATTCTTATTAGAATTTGCTGACTGAATAAACATCTTAATGATTGAAACATCATTACATTCACAAATAGCCTGGGCAATTCTATAATTCATTGTCCATTCATCTGCTACTGTTCGCATCTCATTCAGTTTGATATTCTGAATCTCATAGTCAAAGATTGATGTGTAATCTTCATTTTCATAAACCATAACTTGCTTATGATAAACATGAACATATCTGTTATGAGGTTTGTAAAAGGCAATCTTGTGATGACCTGATTTATTTTCAAATAACGGTGTACGATTTTCAAGAAAATACCCATCATGATCGTTATAGATTTCCATCATATTAGGTGATGCTGTAATGTAAACAGAAAACTGATTCAAGTTAGGAACAACATCTTTTTCATCAACTATTTCACGACTCCATGTCGTTCCTGAAGTCTTAGCTTCATCCATAGCATTTGCAATTGCCTCTCTATATACTTGAAATTCATCTTCCCAACTCAATACGCCAGCATCAACTGTAAACGAAGATGATTTCTTGTAATCACCATAATCATAAACGATACAGTCAATTCCATCTTCCTTCTCAACCTTATACTTAAGGATATACTGACCCTTTTCATCTTGACCAGTAAAAATCCAATCTAATCCCATACGCAAAGCTGCAATCGGAGCATATTTAATACCTGAACCGAATTGCCCAATCGTATCTGGATCATTTCGTTTAGTAGATAGCCCTAGTTTTTCTAGAGCTATCCGACTAACATTCTCCGATTGATTAGAAATTTTGATGTACTTTGACATTCTTTACCCCTTCTATTTTAGTGATAGTGATGTGAGAATACGACTCTTATTGTATTCAGTATATTGGAGCGCATCTAGAACTTCATTGATTTCTAGAATCGTAAATGAACGAAGAACCTGTACATTATCCTGAACAGTAATCGGTTGAACAATACCTTCTGTTTGCTTTTTCATGTAGCCTTCAATAATTGACTCTACTGATTTAATAAATAAATCACCAACATGACAAGGCGATGTGTAATCAAAAGATGAAAGCAATTCCTCAGCCAATGACATAGCATCAACTGGATCTAAATGATCTTTGACTTCACGAGCAATATCACGATAATCAATGTTTTCAATTACAGTATTTGAAATGTTATCCATATCTAGATAATCTTCTACCATGATATCGCTAAGGACATCTGTAACCTTATCATTCCAGTCAATATCGCTAACTGCTGATTCAATTACATCTTCAAAGTCGTAACCTGCAATCAATTCCTCAACATCTTCCCCAGTCATTGTGTAGTCTTTAAACATTTCAATTAACTGTTCTGCTGGGAATGTCATTGTTGCAACGACATCCTTATTCTTTGTTTCTACTGGTTCCATATTTATTTTTTCTCCTGTTTTAGTTGTGTATACAATATTTCCTGCTGTATCTGTTCTTTCAAGAAATTCTTGAGTCATTGCATGTACCTTTCCGCTTCCCATTGAACATACCTAAACATTGCTGAATCATCATGAATTTTTCTTTCTGCACAATCCCACCAATCTGTGAAGTGATATGTTGCTTTTTCAACAACTCCATCTTCATCTATAATTGCTTCTATATATGAAGCTGGTCCACCACCACTCAATTCAATTGTCAGAAGTCTTTTCATAGTTGAACCTGCAGCATATTCATGAATTGTTCCTTCATCAATACCGTCATCTTCAATTTCTTGCAATAACTTCTTATCATCCTCATCATCTTCATCAAATGAATAATCATCTAATACCTTGAACATAAGATCAATGTATTCTTCAGTTCTCATGTAATGATCTTCAATACGCTCTTTACAACTTAATTCTTTACTCATAACCCCTGCATCTCCTTCTTGAATTCAAAGAATTCATCTATATTTGTTATATGTGTAATTTCTGATTTTACTAAAATTAGTAGTTTTTTTACATACCCTGCGAATCCATTGAATCTTTCAATTAAAATAGAATCTGAAACTGTCATATTACTTTGACCATTACTCTCTGGACATTTAACATAATAAAACTTAGTGCTTGACCCATCAGAATACAAATGCATGGGGCAAGCCCAACCTCCACTCCTGCCAGAACTTTCAACATAATCATAACCCCAACCATGCGCTATTTTCTGGCATTCATTCCAGAACAAAGCTTTAACCCCATCATAAACATATTCGTTCAATTGATAGTTAAAATACATTTGACCATCCAATAGTGGACTCAAACGATCATGATGATCTTTAACATTAACTCCAAGATTTCCATCTTGAGTTATAAAGCTTTTATCTATAGTTTCAGGAGTAAAATACCCTCCTCTTAAATTTTTAACACTATGTACTTTAATGCTATTCATAACTTTTCCTTCCCGATGTAAAACATCAGATAATCGTTTATATAATGAAACACCAACAATCTTTTACTCAATTTATTAGCGAATTTTAATATACGCTATTCACCATCATACTTAGACAGTTTGTATTCATAATCTTTGTCGCATTTTGGACAATTAACCGAAACATATCCCTGGTACTCTTCTTTTAGAACAACACCACTAAAATTGCAATCGCTTTCATATACTTCAACTGAAGTAGCATATGAGTTCAACTCCATAAGCAATGGCTTTAGGCGTTGCTGAACCCAATACTCAGTGATATTCCCGCTTCTTTTAAATTCATTAAATAAAGCCAATGCACTATCTGCAAGATCGTGCATTTCGTGTTTTGTAATGTGAACATAAGTTGCTGTCGCATTACATTCAAACCATTCTTCAAATTCATTTCCCCCAGCAATTTCATATTCATTGCCAGTAACCCCAGGTGGATAATTACTCATAACTTTCTCCAATCTTTCTTAATGGGGTTAGGCTAGTGATCAGCCTAACCTAACCCCAAATCTGTTTAAATAGATTCAACCTCTGTGTAAACAGAAGTCATTCTTCCAAATGTTGTCATTTGTGATTCTCTAGATGCAATAATATCTGCAATTTGTTCTGCTTCATTAATATCCAACAAATCTAGATATACATCTTTAACAATTCTAAGCCTAAAAGACTTTTCATCACTCAATAATTTTGTTACCATGTTTAATCACAATTTCCTTTGCTTGGTTAATTTCAATGTTTTTTTCATAAAGTCTATGATATTTTCTTCTTTCTCTTTGCGAAAGACCACCCCAAATGCCATATATTTCGTCAGCTCTTATTGATTGGCTTAGACATTCTGGTGCTACTTGACATTTCTCACAAACTTTTTTTGCTCTAATAATTGCTAAAGCATCATCTGCATAAAAATCTATTCCTTTAATTGTTCTGCAATATGCTCTTTCAGTCCAATGTTCACTCACCATCAGTTTCCTCTAAATCCCAATATGGAAGCGTAGATGATTCATCAATAATTACTGGTATCACTTCATTTTTAGTGAACTCAAAATAATCTTGACGACTATCATCTTCCAAACTATTGATTACATTAATAACATGAAAGCATAGAGATATAATTACTCCAGTAACTCTTTCATGATCCAATTCTCCATTATCATCATATGTATGATTAATTATATTCATCATTCCATGCATTCTAGATGTCATGTCATCATAATCTAATTCAGATAGAATATTGGTAATTGATATCATATCATTAGCATAATCACTTGCGTCAACCAAACCATCTGGCGCTGAATCAGTATTATCTTCACTCATCTTATCAAAATCATTTTCATTAAACATTTAATCTCCCTTGTTAGTTAATACCAAATTGCTGAACCTTCACAAAATTCACCTGCAAATTCTAACCACCAAGTTGCGTACATCCAATCCTTAATGAATTCCTCATAATTATCTGGATGCAATTGCTTAGCATTAAATGCAAACTTCTCTGTGTTATCTTTCATTATATTAGCCATAGAAATACATTCATCTGAGCTAATACCTTCCTCACCATTAGCAAAACCTTTTCCATAAAATGAAATGCCAAGCGAAGATTCATGCCACATATCATCTATACCGTCAAGCATAGATATTAGTCCATTTCCATATTTACCTCTATACCAACAATCAGTTCCCATAATTCCTGTTGTTGGAACTGAATCTTTAACCATTGGATTAGATTCATATTCATTCTTCCATGTACATTTACCACAAGCTTGTGTTTCATTGCAATCAATACGACCATCATGATCTTTAATTGCAACATCAATACATGGATATTCCTTAGGTATATTGTCTAGTCCCATTGTTATTCTCCGTATAATCCAAAGTCAATGTCTTCTACATCATCATAAGTTTGATGAAATTCCCATTGATCATGTTGTTTAATTTCACCATTAGCAAATATCAATTGTCCAGCAAATGCCATTCCTGGTTCTTCATATGATATAAAACCACTTAGTTTCGGAAATCTATTTACAATTGCATTTGCTAATTCATCACAACCTGGACCCCAAGCAGTATCATATTCAAAATGGATACTTGATTCCCCAGACAATGTTACAACTGGATTCTCATAATCTGTTTCACCATTTTCAAGGGTTGAATACGCATAATTTTTTTTATGAGTAATACCACTTGCTGTCAAACTATAATCACCCCATTTAGTTCCCCAATTAGCATTGCACCAATCATACCAATTATCATGACCATACTTATCAACTAAATCTATATTGCTTTCTTTTCCAAATGATGATGTCGTTCCTTCTAATTCTTTTGGCATTGGCAATAGATTTGCAAATAATTCATATGGATTATCTTCTTTATCTGAACCGTTGTTTTCAACTGTTTTAATAAAGATTTCAATATCTTCAGTTGACCCAGTAATACCTAATTTATTATTACAATGGTTTGGCATTATTCTTCTCCCTTATATGTCTTTTTGTAATGTGTATATTTTGATTCAATTACTGCTTTGAATTGTTTTCCAGGAGTTGTTCCTGGAGTATTTATTAACTTATTAAAATCATCAACATATATTTGCTCATAATAATATGTATCCAAAGATTTAAATATGGCTGTTAATTCACCATACATATTGCCGTTATCTCTTTCATATCTCAACTCATCAAGCATTGATGAATTAAGATTTGTTACTGTTACTATCATTAAAACTCCAATACTGGTTGTGATTTGTCATATTTAGATATTTCATTAGCAGTAAATGGAGGTCTTTCCATTCCATTTTGATCACAAAATGAATACCATTCCATAAACCTTTCTGGACTCCAAATCTGAAGGTTAAAGATTGCCATCAAGATATCATTATCTTTAAATCCTGAATGTCTGACATCAATATCCATATTTATTTCTAATTCATGATAAACTTCAGAAGCCCAATCTGGATTTTCAACAATATCTACATACCCAGGATTTAGATAATTCCAAAAGTCAATACTATCAATATTGTCATCATCAATCATTTTGTCGTATGTTTCTTCATCAGCAACTGGATAGTCATCTAATTTATCTAACCATTCCATTGCTAAATAGAATGAAGATGCGATAACTTTTTTGTCTGTATCATCTTCATAAACACGACAAACTAATCTATCAACATTACCAACAGCCCAATGTGCATAGTTTTCTATTCTGAAATCTTCAGGAAAAATGCCCATCAATTCTTCAGTAATATATTTGAAGTTTGCTTTTTCTAATGGATCAGAATCTCTATTCTGATCAATATTAGTAAAACCCCAAGTATCAAACATATCTTTACTACCCCAATAACCGAATTCTTCTGGTTTAGTTGTAGCTTGTTTTGCATACTTTTCAATATTTAAAACAAAATCGCTCATCACACCTCGCTTCCAGCAATCATCAATTCTTTAACTGCTTCTGCAAGCTGACCTCTAGCATCACCATAATCATAAACTGGATTCTCTAAATCATCACTAAATGAAATACAATTAGCAAATTGAAGGTGACTATTAGCCGAAACTAAAAGACGAACTCTACGCCTATCTGGATGTTCAGATGGAGGCAAATCACTATTCTCATCATTTTCTTCTTTAATAGGTGCAGCCCAACCAGTTGTTGCAATAGTAATAAAATCATAATTTTTTACTTGAGCAATAAGTGCTGGATTATCATAAAGCATATCGTAAATATCTCCGTCAGATGCAATCTGTTCTGTTTGCACAGTCAAATCATTATTTACCATAACACCATATGCTATTGCTTTACCCATACTAAAATCAGTACTGATTGAATCAGTAATATAGTCTGCTATGATTTTTAGTGTATCGTCATCTACTTTTTTCATTTTGCATTCTCCTTATTTGTTGTTAGGTTTAATTCTTTAATTGCTTCCTCATCCCAATTAGTTGGGGTATTCCATTCAATTTCAATTGCTGTTGCCGCCTCTAATTCATTATCAGCATCATAAACAATTACAATTTCACCATATGAGCCAAAATCATGTGGAAACCACATCTTTTTAAATCTCATACTCTTATGTGTTTCTAAACCTGGAAACATACGCTCAAGCTGAGCCATATACGCATCCAATTCTTTATTCGCCCGATTTTCATAATCTGGACTACCAACTTGAGCACAATCTTCATCTGAAGGTGTGCTTCCTAAATTAAGATAATCTAACATTTTATACCTCTCCTATTTCTTTGATTTTCCATATTTCATCTGGCATTTTTTTCTCAGTCCAACCTGTTTTTTCAGTCCAATAATATTGAGGCTCAGGTTTTTCTTTCACCCATTGCAGTATTTTTACTTTTTTCTTTTTCATAATTTATCCTTAATTAAAATTGTGAATATTAATAAAAGCATTGCTAAAAGCAAAATGTGATCCATTTAGTAACCATCATCCCAATCAGATTGAGAACTAATAAAATCAACTGGAATCACAACTTCACTTCCACAAATAGGGCAAGGCATAACCCCTTCTTCAAAGAATTCAAAACATTCTTGACATTGATAATCCATTACATATCCTTTTCTGTTAGTTTGATAGTGACCCAACCCCAGTCACAACACTGGTATTCTTTTTGATCTGAAGGGTGAAGCCCAATCAGATTTTTTGTTTTTCTATAAAATAAAGTAAACATCTTTACTGTACAGTCATGACAAGCAGTTATTTTAACCACATCATCTTCTGACATACAGTCAAAGAATTCACCATAACCACCACATAATTCAAAAGTCAAACCTTGACTTATTTGTTCTACAATAATGTCAGGTTCACGACCTTCAAAATTAAATTCCATACTCTCATTGTCTGAGTATTCTTTTGTTTTTTCATTATATGTTCTTTGCCAAAATACGGGAGCTATTTTTTCACCACAACCGTCACATTCAACCCAATCTTTTTTGGTTAAGATTATTGTATCCATTACCTATTCCATCCTGAATTACCGAAGTATTCATTTATTTCATTCTGCCATTTTTGCCAATCTGGATTCATATCCAAATCTAATGCCCAGTCGTAAACTTCAACTCTTTCATGAGTTTCACGAGTAAGTTTATTTGATTTCTTCATTGCAGGATGATTTTTTCTACTTTCATTTTCTTCAAACGGGTTCATTTTCAATCTTCTTTCTATTGTAGTAAGTCGGCTCTAACATTTAGTGTTTTTAATTCTGTTTTCTTTACCCAAAAGTAATTAGATTTGTGAAGCAAAGCAGGAGTATAAATCTTTCTAAATTCCCTTTCTGAAACATCAAGACCAATCTTTTGGCATTTCTCACCTAAACAATATTCATAACCAGCTTCATATCTTTCATCAATAAAATCTGATGAACAATATATACATTTAGCCATTCGTTTCATCTTTCATTAGAAGTTGGCAAATTGTAATTACTTTTTTTATCTTTTTATTATCCGTATTGTTTATTGCAACATTACGCATAATCCAGCGATAATCCCTTCTGCGAGCAAAAGGAATATCTAAAAGACTTGATAATTTCTCAAGTTCATTCAATAGCTGACTTTTATATTCCACTTTATTCCTTTACCAGTTGATCGTGATAGATAACAAATTGACATTCAGTATTCATAAAACTCTCAATCAATTGTTCTTTGAACATTTTACTTAGAAGTAAAAATTCACGAATATCTTCAAGAATTACCACTTCACCTTTTCTATTCTTTCTTTGAACCTTGATGGATACTAAAGACATAAGCAATTCCTGGTCATTATCTCTCCAGTAATCACGATATGTTCTTTCTTTTGTATATGAACCATAAGGAAAAAACGCATCTACTTTTGCTTTCTTTTCTTTGATTACAATCTCAACATCATCTTCTTCAATAATGTCAATAACAAGGTTTCCAGTAATCTCATATGAAGTCATAGTCTTATCTGGAATAACTTCTGAAACATCAACGATTTCAATTTCCATTACTGCAACTCGCTTTCTATTTTCAATAGTTGTTTTTCCTGAACATCTTCTTGTATTCTTTCATAAACATCATCTTTAATACCAGTACTAAACTCAAGCAAAATCATTTGTTGTTCTGCATAAAATTGTTGAGGAGTAATCAAACCCCTATTCTTTTGCATATACAAACGATTTAGACGATTACTAATATAATAGTAAAGTGATTCTATTCTCATTTGCTTTCTCCCATTGTTTGCTTATTATAATAAACTGGATTACCTGAACTAATATGAGAAGTGATATTTATTTTCTCATCTCCAATAGTTGCTGTATTGTTTATATTACCCGTAACACAAGGTGAAACAATACGCTTACGCTGAGGACCAAATTTAGCCTTAGATACTTGGTAATCATTAGACCAAGCATAAACTACAAAGTCACTACCTTTTTTACGCAAACGCAAATTCTGAGCATAAAGTAACTTAGCAACGGTAGATATACGCATTGCTTTACCTGAATCTAACACTACGGCAAAGAATGTCTCATTATTTTGCGTAATCTCTACTACTTCAGAGACAATACCATAAACCCTATTTTTATCTGATATTTTATTACCAACAATAGAACCGAACAATCTATCACTCATTGACTAATCCAATCTTTTAGATTTATGCTGATATACGAAAATATCACACTAAATCTCTTAGAAATAGTGTGATATAAAATTTGACCTAATTGCTGAACTAATGTGTCGTTCATTGAGTAATAACGATATCGGGGAAACTAATCAAAAAAAACCTGCGTGAAAATATTTCTTTTATATTTCTTTTGCATCGGAAAAGTATGCAGAAAACAAATCAGCTCTTATATAAACTTTTACATAAAAAAACTTACAGCCCCGTGTAAGATTACAGGGCTGTAAGTTTTCCGCTTGAATATTATTATTTATATTAAGAATTAGCTAATGAATCACCAAGCATCTTTTAGCCAATATTTTACCAAATTTTAATATGTATTTCATGACCAACTAGGGTCATTTCATTATTTTGGATTTTTAGTAGGTTTTTGGGAAATAGAAATTAGGTAATCCATCATGCTACCTTCATAGTTAAATCTACCTAAATGCTGAATCTCAATCGCAGGATCAACCCAAACTTTACCATCAAGCTTTTGCCAATACCTACAGAATCCATAATCTTCAGATACGAATCTACCATCATCATCTACATAAGAATTAAAGAAAGCATATGTCCAGTTCTTTTCTTCATCATTCATTGAACCTGTATCATCATTAAACTTTAATTCAGGGTATGCCTCAATAAGCTTTTCAATAACCGATCTCTTAATGCACATAAAGCCAGTACCAGCATCATGAACAGAAATTGCACCATTATCTGTTTCAATTGTATTATTTCCAGCACGAACAGGATTTACCACAAACCTTGTTGATTTCTTTGCCAATTCTTTTGCAGGAACACCATTACTAACATGTTCTACAACTTTATCCCAGTTAATATCCTTAATCGGATAAGATCCAGTAACAATTTCTTTATCGTGCCAAAGAAGCTTTACAATATCCTCAGGTCTAAACGCAAGGTCAACATCAAGAAAAATTAAATGTGTGAACTGTGGATTAGCCATAAACTTAGCAACAAGATTATTCCTAGCTCTGTTAATAAGAGAATCAGTAATCGTACTCACTGCGAATTTACAATTGATTTCTTTTAGGTACATCACAGTCTTCATAAAAGACATGAAGAAAGGTTCAGTCAATGACCTATCGTAACATGGAAGCCCAAACATTGGACACCACGAATCAATATCTTCTCTATCAATTTCAATATTCTGTTGTTCAATTTCTAATGTCATGCATCAATTATGACATAAAAAAAAGCCCCCTGCAGTTTATGCAGGGGGCTTTATGGAGTATTTTTCTAAATGTTTTTACTTAGTGATTTTAGTCTTTGACTTCACACCACTAATTTCATTTGACTGTACAGAAAGTTTATCTGCACTGATACCAGTTACTTTTTCAGTTGTGATATTTGTTGCCTGGAAGAAAAGAGTTTCATTGACCGAATCAAAACGAATAACAATCTTGAGACCCAATTTCTTAGATTGAGCACGAATTCTCTGCTGCATTGAATTGTAAGCATTACCAGCCTTAATTCCCATAAGACTAAACACTGCATTACTATTTGCTGATTGCTTAAGCGCATCAATGATCATATTCAATTCCTCAGACTTACGACCTGCTCGTGAGATTTCAGGAAGCGAATCTACTTTGTTTAATGTGAATGTTGACATTTTTTCTCCTATTGTTGTTTGTTTATAAAAGGTAGTTGTTTAGGGCTACCACTTGACTGCTTGAAACATTATCAGCATTACTGATAGAAAACTCACTTTAGAGGAAAAATAAATATTTTTTTTTAAAAAGGAACTTCAATGTCACCAATATTATCAAGCAATTGTTTCATCTTTTGATTCTCAATCTTTATAACAGTATTTTCAATCTGAAGCGAGGCAATCTGTATTGCCAATTGATTCATTACTTCTTCATGAGTAACCTTGATATTATCTACAAGCTTTCCAGCCATTTCCCACCATCCATCGTTTCTTTACTATAACCTGGAGAGAATTCCCCAATTTCATTATTATACACTCTTACAGTGCCATAATCATCCATTTCCTCAAGATCTTCCCAATGCTTATCTGGAGACAGAATCTCAATCTCTACTTCAGTATTTATAGCTATGTTTTCAATACACACAAAGGTTGCCCCAGTAACAGCGTCAGCTAAGTCTTTTGATCCAGAATTAGGGTGATCAATCTTATTATTACCAAACAATCTAAGCTTTAACAATTCTTCTTCAACCAATAGCTCATTCCAATATCCACGCAATCTTGTATCATAAATTGCAGTCATAAGAGTATCGTAATCTGTTTTCTTAACAGAGTGAAAATCAGCATTAATACCTTGAGCCCTAAGGCTTTGAATCATTTCAATTGATTGCCAACGGTCAAAGGTAACTTTAGCTACATCAAACTTTCTACATAAGTCAACAATCATTTGTCTAATAGAAGCAAAGTTAATTTCTTTATTGATTGACGCTTCCCATGAATAAACTAAGTCAACATTAACAATAGGTAATTGCTCAACCCCACTCAATGTTTTAACTTCTTTTAACCCAGTACAATGCACCATGCTTAACGCTGCTCTGTCTCGCTTTAATGCCAAGTCAATATGAATAAAGCGAACTTGTCCATCTGTATTGTTAAACCAGTTTTTAAAATTACCATTTTCATCCATTGGGTCTTCACTATACATAAAAGCTTTTCTTACCAGATCTGGATCTCTAAAGTAAGCATCTTCCATGTTTGGAGGTTCACATTCAAAACGACTTCTAGCTTCAACAGGATTTCTAACATATTCCGATTCTAATTGCTCACGCTTAATCGTAGGATTAACTTCCCATGTTGCAGCTTTAATTGACCAAGTTTTTGGTTCTTTCTTTTCTCTAGAATTAATATATCTCTGTTGAATAAAGTCACCTTTATAACGAGGGAAAGACAAAAGAATTACTTTACCTATTTCTGGAAAACGAGACATGATAGAAAGCTTAGACATGTTATAAATCGCAGATGCAGATCCTTTTGATCTTGTTTCTCCACGCAATTCCGCATCAGTTTTAAAAGCTGCAATTTCATCCAAAATAATTGTCATTACTTCATAACCTTCCCAACCCTCAGATTCAGAGTGACCAGAAAAACATCTCACAGGGCGTGAAAAGAAAAATATTTCTGATACTCTTGGTTCAAATCCAACTCTATTGAAATAAGGAGATCTCAACAATAAGTTTTTAAATGGTTCAAAGAATACTCTTTGTGCTTGCTGAGCATTAACAGCTAGGTTTAGCAAGTCTATATACACACCATGAGCCTTACCGTAATAAATCAATGGGTCTCTAAGGCAATGAATTAGATATACTGTGTATGCCATAGATATTCTTGCACAATGGTCTTTTCCAGAGCCTTTTCCAAGCATACAAATAACTTCATTATCAGTATATTCTTTATACCATCTACTTCCTTCTTCTTCTCCATACATTGAAATTAATGTACGCTCTTTAAAAATTTGTGTAGAATGTCTTACAATTTCCAATTGAATATCTGAAAGTGGAGGTAAACCGAGGTATTCTTTATCTTGTACAAAAGTTTGAATATCAACAGGAGTTTCAACAAGATCATCTTGACGCAAAAGACGATCAAAATCTTTTAGATCAAGATTCATTCCCATAAAATCACTCATCTTTTACCACCTCCCTGAGGAATTGCCTCATCTGCATTTTTTAAACCTTTATGAGGGCTTCTTTTAGGTCTCATTTTATAACCTTTATGAGAGCCCGTTTTGGGTCTCATTATGCATCGGCATTCATAATTTCAAATGCGATTTCCAATTCTTTGCGAACTTCATTAGCAATCTCTGGATGCAAACCAATGACATCACGCAGCACTTTTGATAGAATCTGGTTAACATTCTCAGCTTTTTGCATTCTTGCAATGTACTGGTTATCAGTAGTGTTTCCAGTCAACAACTTGTGTAGCTGTGCTTTTTTAGTAGCTAACTCACCCGCAAGTTTGATCGCTTGAATTCTTGCAGGGATCATTCCATGATCAGTAGCGATGTTAACCGTTTCCCAAGCTTCTTTGCTTAGTTGATCAAATTCTTGCAATGCTTTAATTGTATTGAATTGCAACTTCTCAAGAAAGTATGGGTCATCCTCAGCCTGGCGGTTAAGAATCTTCTTGTATTCTTTTACACTGTTCTTTGTTTTATCAATCGGCAAAGATAGCAGAGTAGCTATTTCTGCATAGCTGTACCCTTTTACATAAAGCAGACCAACTTCTTCAACATGCTTTAATTCGTCTAAGAGTGTTTCACCCTGGTATCTTTCAATATCTGACATAACCTATTTGTATAGTCCTTTGAAACTTTTTCCCAAGTCATATTCTCATGAATATGCTGGGCAGAAGCAAATGTCTTGTTAGACACTTCTTCGTAATTATTTACT